ATATTAACAGGACCGTTGGGGTTGGTTAATGGTCAGAATTTTGAACGACCTACGTTAATTGGGGGATAATATGGTAGAGAGCGGTAAACGTCAGAAGAACGAAATTTTGAGACAACAGATGGAGAACGAACGTACATCGTTTATATCGCAGTGGAGAGAGATAGGCGAGTATATAAGACCTAGACGAACAAGGTTTTCAGTAACTGATACGAATAAAGGCGATAAACGTAATAGTAAGATAATAGATTCGACAGCAACGTTAGCGTCGAGGACAGCAAGAGCAGGAATGTCGGCGGGTATAACGTCACCAGCAAGACCATGGTTTAGGTTATCTACGTCAGATAGTGGGTTGGCTGAGAACCAGGAAGTAAAGTCGTGGTTAGAGACGGTAACAGAACGTATGCGAACGATATTTTTAAAAAGTAATTTATATAAAGTTTTGCCGATATTGTATGGAGATATACTCGATTTCTCGACGGGAGCGATATTGCAGGAAGAAGACATGGATTCAGTGACAAGGTTTTATTCGTTTCCTGTAGGAAGTTATATGTTAGCGAACGATGAAAAGTTAAATGTCAAGGTATTTCTCAGGGAATTTCGGATGACAGTTCGTCAGGTGGTAGATAAGTTTGCGGAGAAAGATGATAACGGTGAAGTCAAGAGTTGGGATAATATAAGTTCGAATGTTGAGAAGTTGTATAGAGAAGGAAACCTTGAGGTATGGATAGACATATATCACGTTATAAAACCTAACGAGAAACATGATCCTGATAAATTGTCATCGAAATTTAAGAAGTATATAAGCCAGTATTATGAAAAAGGAACGCATGGTACGTCAGGAACACAGAGTAACGTAACCCCTGGCGGAGATGACATGAACGTTATGTTAAGAGAGAGAGGGTACGATTTTTTTCCAGTTCTTGCGCCACGGTGGGAAGTTGCAGGTGAAGATGTATACGGTACATCGTGTCCAGGTATGGATTGTTTAGGTGATGTAAAAGCGTTACAGACAATGCAGAAACGTAAAGCGCAGGCTGAAGAGAAGTTAGTTAATCCACCGTTAACAGGACCGTCTAGTTTACGTAACGTAAAAGTATCGATTTTACCAGGAGATACAACGTGGAGTGATACACAAGGGGGAGAGAAAGGGTTACGTCCGACACATGAAGTTGATCCTAGAATACAAGAGATTTTGTTGGATATACAGGACCATCAGCAGAGGATTAGTAAATGTTATTATGAAGATTTATTTTTAATGTTATCGAATACGGATAGACGAGAGATTACAGCACGTGAAATAGATGAGAGGCATGAAGAAAAGTTGTTAGCGTTAGGTCCGGTATTAGAACAGTTAAACCAGGATTTGTTAGACCCGTTAATTGATAACACGTTTAATTTTGCGTTAAGGCAAGGACAGTTTCCTGAACCGCCTGAAGAGTTACAGGGTATAGAATTAAAAGTTGAGTACGTCAGTATAATGGCTCAGGCTCAGAAGATAGCCGGTATATCGAATATAGAAAGGTTTACACAGTTTACAGGGAACTTAGCGGCTGTATCAGAAGACCCAACAGTATGGGATAAAGTTGATAAAGATGAATTGATGGACGTTTATGCTGATAGGATGGGAGTTGATGTAGATATAATAGTTTCAGATGAAGACGTGTTAGAGATAAGACAAGGTAGAGCTAGAGCACAACAGGCACAACAAGCTATGGAGATGTTAAACCAGGGAGCTGATACAGCACAGAAGTTGTCTAGTGCTGATATGGGTAGTGATAATGCGTTAACACAGTTAGTTAACTAGTGAGGTGTAAATGGAAAAAAGATCGTTAGTTAAAAATGCAGCCGATGAACAACAGGTAAAGAAAGCAAAACAGAAAGAAAAAACTTGGCGCGATAGACAGTTAGACGATTTATACTCGATACTAAGTACACCTCAAGGTAGAAGGTTTATTTATAGATTAATAAACGATTTATGTCATTACGATAAAGACGATTTCAATAATTCTGGGTCAATAACGTTTAAAAGTTTAGGTGAACGTAACATAGGCAGAATAATTAAAAGTGATTGTTGTGAATCGTCGTTGAAGTTATACCAGTTAGCAGAAAAAGAAAATTGGAATTTTTTACAAGGAGAACATAATGGTAGATGAAAACAAATCCGAGCAGTCTACAAACGAATCGGATGAATTGAACAAATCACAAGACGAAAAAACAACTGATGAAAAACTCTACGATAAAGAAGAGGGTAACACAGATGACAAAAAGTCTGAAAATAAGTCTGATTCTGAAGAAAAAGAATCTAAAGAAGATGACAGTAAAAAGGAAGATAAAGCTAAGGATTCCAAGGATAAGGATTCCAAGGAAGGTAAAGAAGTAAAAGAGACAAAAGAGACAAAAGAAATAAAAGAAATAAAACTTGATCTTCCGAAAGATTCTCTGATTTCTGAAGAGCGTGTTGAGGAAATTGTATCTTATGCCAAAGAACAAGGATTCTCGAATGAACAAGCTCAGGAAATGGTTAATAGAGAGAATGATGCAGTGTTAGAGTATAAAGAAGGTGAACAGGTTAGGCTTGATGGTTTGGTAGAAACTGAGTGGCCTAAACAGATTCAGAAAGATAAAGAACTCGGTGGTGACAATTTCAAGAAGAATTGTGAGTTAGCTAAACGAGCGTTAGAGAAAACTGCTTCACCTGCACTGAAGAAGATGCTTAACAAATCTGGGTTGGGTAGTAATCCTGAAGTTGTTAGGCATTTCTATAGATTGGGAAAAATAATGCAGGAAGATGAATTCATTTTTTCTGGTGTTCAGAATAAACCGAAAAAGTTAACACCGGCACAAAAGTTATACGGTGAAACATAAAATATAAATTAAGGAGTTTATTATGTCTACATTAGGTACAAACGTATTGACATTGATTGATTGGGCTAAACGTCTTGATCCAGACGGAAAAGTACCGACAATCGTTGAATTATTGTCACAAACAAACGAAATATTAAGTGATATGTTATTTATGGAAGGTAATCTACCTACAGGTCACAGAACTACTGTTCGGACAGGATTACCAACTGTTTACTGGAGATTATTGAATAAAGGTGTTCAACCTACAAAAAGCACAACTGCTCAAGTTGATGAAGGTGTTGGTATGTTAGAAGCTTGGTCAGAAGTTGATGAGGAGTTAGTGAGGTTGAACGGTAATACTGGAGCGTTTAGGTTGAGTGAAGCACAAGCGTTTATTGAAGCAATGAATCAGGAAATGGCAAGTACGTTATTTTACGGTAACAGTAGCACTGACCCTGAAGAGTTTAATGGATTAGCGATACGTTACTCTGATTTATCAGCTAACAACGCGCAGAATATAGTTGATGGTGGCGGTACAGGTAGCGATAATTCATCGGTATGGTTAACGTTATGGGGAGCACAGTCATTATTTGGGATATTCCCTAAAGGTTCTAAGGCAGGATTAGAACATAACGATCTTGGAGTTGAAACAGTTGAGGTAACTGCTGGTGTTGTTGGTACAAGAATGCGAGCGTACAGAGATCAATGGAAATGGAAAACAGGTGTTGCTCTGAAGGATTGGAGACAGGTTGTAAGAATACCTAATATTGATATAAGTAATTTAGTTGGTGAATCGTCTGCTGCTGAGATTACTAAGTTAATGATTAAGGCTATTCATAGGATTCCAAATCTTAAATTAGGTGTACCTGTATTTTATATGAATAGAAGTTTGTTCCAGTATCTTGATCTACAAAGACGTGATGATGTTATGTCAGGTGGCGGGTTAACATATCAGAACGTAGACGGTAAGATGCAACCGTTTTTCAGGCAAATACCAATACGTGTATGCGATGCATTAACTGAAACAGAATCTAGGGTAACTTAAATAAAAATTATTTCACGATAGGAGAAATATTATGATACATGATGCACAAAACCTATTCTCTGATGAACAGGCAGTAACCTCTGCTGCAGGATCTACTAATACACTAGATCTTGGTATCCTTAGAGATATTGGTACAGGTGAAACGTTGTATGTAGTAGTTATTGTTGATGTAGCGATGACTGATGATTCTAGTAATTCTACATTAGCAGTTGCGTTAGAAGGAGACAGTACAACTTCTTTTACTCCGGATGGAACGCAGACGTTATTTACTTTTCCAGCAACATCTGCAATAGGTACTAAAAAAATAGCGAAACTTGATCCTAGTTCTGATCCGTTACAGTATAGGTATATTAGATTAAAGTATACCCCTGCTAATGGTGATCTTAGTACAGGTACATTTACTGCCTTTGTAACTAAAGACATAGATCAGTACTTATATTATGCTGACAATATCACAATTAGTTAAAAATTGATAATAGTGGGCGGTGTAAAAACCGCCTGCTGTATTATAGGAGGACATATGAGAGTAAAAGCAACAAGATTAGGGTTTTATGGTAATATGCGAAGAAGACCGGGGGATATATTTGATATAAAAGATGATATCGAAATAAAGACTAAAGATAAAAAGAAAAAAACAATTAGTGAATTCTCTGAGAAATGGATGAAGCAGATTGATGCTGATAAAGTCGGGAAGAAAGAAAAGAAAGCTTCAAAAAGAGAGCCAGTAGCTTTATCAAAAGGAGCTAATGCAGCTTTACACACTGGCGATCTAAATGATATAGATAGAGAAAACGACGGAGATGTTATCTAATGTCAAGTAAAACAGAAATATGTAATTTAGCGTTATCTCATGTTGGCGTTGGTAAAGAGATAGGTAATGTTGATACAGAATCATCAGCGTCTGCGTCTGCATGTAGAAGGTTCTATGATTCCAGCAGGAATGAAACGTTTAGAGATTTTAACTGGTCTTTTGCTACAAGGTATATAACATTAGGACTGGTTGAAGAAACACCTAACACTGAATGGTTATATTCATATAGATACCCTTCAGACTGTTTCAGAATAAGGAAAATATTAAGTAGTGTTAGGAATGATACAAGACAAACAAGAATACCGTACATGATAGCAAGTGATTCTGTTGGAAAACTTATTTATACGGACCAGGATGATGCCGTCATAAGACAAACAACTGTTATAGTTGACGTTGCTTTATATACACAGGATTATATAATGATGTTATCGTTATTGTTAGCTTCGTATATTGCTCCTAGAGTTACTGGCGGTGATCCGTTTGGATTAGGTAAGCGGGCGTTTGAATTATATGTTATGTCAAAAACAAAAGCAGAAGCTACAAATTTCAATGAACAACAAGATGAAGAAACTGTAGATTCTGAATTTATAAGAAGTCGGGAATAATCTTAACGTATAAGGATATAGATGACAACAGTAAGACAATTATCATTCTCAGGAGGAGAATTAACGCCTTCGTTATATGCTAGAACAGATATATCTAAGTATATAACATCATTAAGAACATGTAGAAATATGTTAGTTATGCGTCATGGTGGTGTCACTAATAGAGGCGGTACTGGATATGTAACAGAAGTAGAAACATCGGCTGAGACTGTAAGACTGATACCATTTATATTTAATGCAGATCAAACATATGTCCTTGAGTTCGGTAATCAATATATGCGTGTTATAAAAGATGGTGCGTTAGTTACCGTAAGTGGAGTCTCAGCGTGGAGTGCAGCTGTTACATATGTTATTGGTGATGTTGCATTAGAGGGTGGTGTAAATTATTATTGTATATTAGGACACATAAACCAACAACCGCCTAATTCCACTTACTGGTATGCAATGCCAGCCAATGATATATTCCAGATTCCTACCACATACTTAGAAGCTGATTTATCTACATTAAAATACAAACAATCAGCTGATGTTGTTACGATAGATCATGAAGATTATGACCCTAGAGAATTAGCTAGAACAGGTGATACGGCATGGACGTTGTCGGTTGCTGCCTTTGTTCCTGGTACAAGTACGCCTCAAAATGTTGCTGTTGCAGGCACGGCTGGTTCTAATACATATGTCTATCATGTGACAGCTCTTGATCCTGAAACATTCGAAGAAAGTTTAGCTGGAACTAAAAGTCAGGGTAGTTTGACTGCACCATCATCAAACGATCATACAATAACTTGGGATGCTGTATCTGGTGTTAATGAATATAATGTTTATTTAGAATTAAACGGTGTTGCTGGTTTTTTAGGAGTTGCAGGAACTACTAGTTATGTCAATAGTAGTGCCACACCTGATACTACAGATACTCCTCCAACAGCTAGAAATCCGTTTAGTGGTTCTGATGATGAGCCTGCAACAGGAACATATTCACAACAAAGAAATGTTCACGGTGGTTCATTGAATAATCCTGAAACTGTTTATATGAGCAGAACTTCTAATTTTAATAATTTTACTACGAGTTCACCTGTTCAAGATGACGATGCGGTTACATTTACTTTAGCAGGAACACAAGTCAATAGGATAAAAGATTTTATAACACTAGGTAAATTATTTGTAATGACTTCTGGTGGTGAATGGATTATTAAAGGTGATGACGCTGGAATAATTAGACCTGGTGAAATAAATGCTGAACAGGTATCTTATTATGGTTCAGGTGATTTATCTCCTATCTTGGTAGGAAGTACGGCATTATTTTTACAGGCAAGAGAGAATATAGTAAGAGATTTTGTTAACGATTCTATTAATGGTATATCTAGTGACGATTTAACTATATTTGCAGCACATTTGTTTGATGGTTACACTATTGTTGATTGGACATATCAGCAAGTACCACATTCAATAATTTGGGCTGTTAGAAGCGATGGTAAATTATTAGGTTTTACATATTTAAGAAAACAACAAGTTTTCGCTTGGCATATACATGATACAGACGGATTATTTGAGAACGTGGTATCAATTCCTGAAGATGATGAAGATTCTGTTTATGTAGTTGTTAAAAGAACGATAGATGGAAGCACTGTTAGATATATTGAAAGATTTACTACGAGAAGGTTTGATGACATAGAAGATGTTGTCTTAATGGATAGTTCCTTATCTACGGATGGTACACATACTGGGTCAATAACTATGACTTTATCTGGTGGTGTTAATTGGGTATATACAGAAACATTAACATTAACTGCAAGTTCAGGGTTTTTTGTTGCTGGAGATGTAGGGAATGAAATACATCTTACTGGTTCAGGCGGTACTATTATTCGTGCTTCTATAACAGCATATACAAGTACAACAATAGTTTCTGTAAGACCAAACAAAACTGTTCCTACATCAATGCAGGGAGTAGCTATAACTTCTTGGGGAAAAGCAGTTGATGAAATATCAGGATTAGATCATCTTGAGGGTGAAAATGTATCTGTATTTGCTGATGGATTTGTTGAATCAAGTCCTAATAATGCTTCATATGGAACTCTGACAGTTTCTAGTGGTTCTATAACATTGTCTCAACCATACGTTGTTATTCATGTTGGATTACCATATATGTCTGATGTTGAAACTCTGGATATAGACACAGTAAATGGTGAGACTTTATCTGATAAGAAAAAGTTAATAAATAAATTGAACATTTATGTTGAAGATACACGAGGTGTATTTGCAGGTGGTGAGCCTCCATCTGATGATACGTCTGATCCGTTGGAAGAATTATATGAATTTAAAGTTAGGTCAGCAGAAGGATATGATGATCCTGTAGATTTAAAAACAGAGGTAATAGATATTAACTTAGATGCAGGGTGGAGTTCTAACGGTAGAGTTTTTATAAGACAGGTTGATCCTGTTCCAATGACTTTATTATCAATTATGCCAGCAGGGTATATTCCATTTAAGAGGTGATTATGGCAGGATTATCGAGTATATTATCAGCTACAACGTT